AGTAGCACAAAAGTTGATATTGGAGATGTGGCTTACGGAGAAGCTGATGGAGTAAATATGTTAGAGATTCCATACACACTTGTACCAAGCTCGGCAAATGATGAAATGTCAATAGTCTTTACTTAGTAAGTATTGACTACTAAGGTAGAGTAGAGAAGTATATAACTTAATTTATGGCATTTGTTAGAAAGAAAACCAAGGTTTATCCTTGGATGGTGGAAATTAAAAGACCATCAGAAACTAATGTGGGTCAATTTGAAACATCAAGTTTTACTGGAAAATTTACAAGATTATCAAGATCTGAATTAAATAATTTTGATGAGCAAAGTGAGTATGAAGCATTAAACAAAATTTTAGTTGGTTGGGATGATGTAACAGAAGAAGACGGAACTCCTATTATATTTAGTAAAGCTGTTCTTAAAGAGTTTGCTGAAGATACTGATTTTGTTGCAGGAGTGCTTGATGCTTTCAGATCTTTTTATGCTAATGCCTCGGTGGGAAACTAACTGATGCTGCTTTGTATTGGGCTTCGGGTGGCAAACAAGTTATTGATGAAACACAAAAAGATGCTGCTGCATTTGGTGTTCAGATAGAGAAGCAACCAGAAGAAAAAACAGATTTTGAAGTGTTTGATGATAATTGGGAAATTGTTAATATGTTTCTTCGTTGTCAAACACAATGGAACACATCTTTTGGAGGTATAGTAGGATTAAAATATGAGGTATTATTACTTGATGGAGGACTGTTTGACCTCTATCATGTAGATAACCGCCAAGAAATGCTAGAGGGTTTGCAACTTATGGAATCTGTAGCCATGAAAGAAATAAATAGGGAGAAAAAATAGTGGCTGCTGTTGATAAGGTAACGCTTAAATTACAACTAGAAGGCTTTGCTGGAATCAAAGGTATTGGAGATGATTTCAAAAAATTTACTTCTACTGTAAAGCTTACAAAAAATCAACTTGATAAATTCATAACTGGAATAACAAAAGTACATGGAAATACTAAATTAAGTAAAACAGCATTTGAGGGTCAGATAAGTGCATTAACAAGATTAAAAAACCAAGTTGGTATTGGTACTGTTGCTTATAAAAGACTTGGGATTGAGTTAGATAAAGTACGAAATAAAATGAACGCTGCAACCGCAGCAGCAGTTCCTCAAGGCGGAATGATGCAAAGGTTAAACGCAAGGTTCAATAAGATTCCAGTAGGAGGAAGAGCAGCACTTGGAGCATTAGCAGGAACGGCTACAGCAGGATTGGGTACTACAGGTCAACTTGCATTTGCTGGAGGTGCTGTAGGAGGCGCACCTGGAGCATTAATTGGAGCAGGGATAGGAGCTACAGTTGATACTGTAAAAGCTGCTGCTGCATCTGCAAAATACGCTGCTCAAATTGGTCGTTTAGAAATTGCATTAAAAGGTGTTACTAAAACAGCAGGCGAGTTTGCTAAAGCACAAGGAATTATTGCAAGTGTTTCTAATGAATTAAATGTTCCTATTGGTGCATCAACTAAACAGTTCACTACATTATCTGCATCTGTTATTGGTGCAGGGGGTAATGTTGATGATGCTGAAAAAGTATTTAGAGGTGTATCAGAGGCTATTAAAGCAACTGGTGGAGATGCAGAAGATGTACAATCTGCAATTCGAGCAATGTCTCAGATCTTCGGTAAAGGTAAGGTATCTGCTGAAGAATTACAAGGACAGTTAGGAGAAAGATTACCGGGTGCGGTTGTTAAATTCGCACAAGCTACTGGCAGAACATTACCAGAGTTACAGAAGGATTTAAGAGATGGAACTGTTGGTCTTAATGATGTTATGAAGTTTGTAACTAAATTAAGTACTGACCATGCTACTGCTGCAAAATTAATGGCAGATAGCGGAATGGATGCAGGGCAAAGATTAACTGTTGCAATGCAAAGATTACAGTTACATCTTGGAAGAATTATGCAACCAATAGGAGCTTTCTTCCAAAAAACAATGGCGATAATAATAAATTCAATAAATGGAGCAATAGAAGCACTTGGAAGGTTCTTTAATATTGGTACGCAAAATCAAAGAAAAAATTTAGCAGCAGAAGTTACAAGTGCTAGTCAAGCATACACTTTGGCTATAAGAGAAGGTTTAGATAAAAGTACAGATCAAAGAGATAAAGCAAGATTTAATAGAATTAAAAATAGAAGAGATGCAGCTTTCGCAAATCAAAAAGCATTTTTCGATGAGAATCCATCAGCAGCTACAGCTTCAAAGTTTGACGATCCTGTAAGTGACGATCAAAAACTTGTTAATCTTGCAAAAATAAAACAAGAACTTGGTCTTATAGGAGAACAAGAAGTTAAAAATTTAGAAATTAATGTAAGAGCTAAAGAAATATATAAATTAATAGGAGGAGAAGCTAATGAATTTGGATTGACAGTAGAATCTATTACAGAAAAACTTAAAAATAATACAAAAGAAACATTTAATTTAAAAGAAGAATTTAAAAAACTTATAAAGGAAACTACAGATATGAAAACAAAAGTAGGAGAACTTGCATTAGATGTGACGAATAGATTAGGAGATGCTTTTGCTGATTTCTTTGTTACAGGAAAAAAAGGATTTAGAGAACTTGCACTATCAGCAGTACAAGAATTAAATAAAATTATTGTCAAAGCAGCATTTATGAAATTTATTGCAACTCCAATAACAGATGCTCTTGGATTATCTAAAGGTGGAGTTGTTGATAGTGGTGAAATAGTTCCAAGTGCAATGGGTAATGTATTTGCTAAAAATAAGATCGTGCCTTATGCAATGGGTGGGACAATAGTACGAAAACCATCCATATTTCCTATGGCAAATGGAGGTGTAGGTTTAATGGCTGAAGCTGGTTATCCAGAAGCTATTATGCCATTGAAACGTGGTAGAGATGGAAAACTTGGAGTTATCTCACAAGGTGGAGGAGTTGGTAATATAGTTGTAAATGTAGATGCTTCTGGGTCTTCTGTCGAGGGAAATTCGGAGCAATCAGCACAACTTGGAAGAATGTTAGGTGCTGTTGTACAAGCAGAACTTATTAAGCAAAAACGACCTGGAGGGTTATTAGGTTAATGGCTGAGACATTTCCAACGATTGAACCTGTTTATGGTGTAAGTAAAACTATAGAACCTTTTGTTACTAGAACAAGATTTCAAGATGGTTACGAGCAAGTAATAAAGTTTGGTTTAAATATAAATCCTAAAGAATATAATTTAAAATTTGAAAATATCACGGAAGCACAAAGTGACACCATAGAAACATTTCTTAATGCCCGAATCTCAGACGGAGACTATTTTAATTGGCAAGCACCTGATGAGGCAGGGACATCAAAATATCGTGCATTAAATAGACGTAAATCTATTGATTATCCTGGTCTTGCAACAATTACAGTTACTTTTACAGAAGTATTTGAACCCTAATGGCTATACCTGTAGCAGAACTACAAAAACCTAATCCAAGTAATATTGTTGAGCTTTTTCAACTAGAACTCAACACTACAATGCATGGAGTTTCGCAAACTTATTACTTTCATAATGGAACAGGTCAAAATGATGATGCCAATTTAATTTTTAATAATATTGAATATACAAGGATGCCAATAGAAGCTGAAGGTTTTGAATATAATGGCAGACAAACACCAAGACCTACATTAAAAATATCAAACATTTTAGGAACAATAACAACAATATTGCTTACACTTCCACAAGGTTTAGAGGGTGCAAAGGTTACAAGAGTTAGAACTTTAGCTAGATATGTTGATAATTCAAATTTTACAGGTGGCGAAATTTTATTAGAAAATGGGTCAAATTTATTATTAGAAGATGGAGGTGCGATAGATATGGATCAAGGTATAAATCCATTTGGGACTCCAGATCCAACAGCTACTTTTGACACTCAAATATTTTTAATTGATCGAAAATCAGCAGAGAACAGAGGAGAAGTTGTATTTGAATTAGCAGCAAGTTCTGATGTTCATGGAGTTAGATTGCCGAAACGACAGGTCTTACCTGATGATTTCCCTGGTATAGGTACGTTTTTCTAATGTGGCAAGATGATGCACTAGAACACGCAGTAGAAGAAAACCCAAGAGAATCTTGTGGTCTTTTATTAATAAAAAAAGGAAAAGAAGTTTATTTTCCTTGTCAAAATTTAGCTACAGAACCTACAGATCAATTTATATTATCTCCAGAAGATTGGATAGAAGCAGAAGACCAAGGAGAAGTGGTAGCTGTTGTTCATAGTCATCCTGTAACAAGTCCTAATCCAAGCGAGGCAGACAGAGTAGCTTGTGAAAAATCAGATTTGAAATGGTGGATCGTCCAACCTAATTTAAAACAATGGGGTTATTGTGAACCTTGTGGTTATAAAGCTCCGTTAATCGGAAGGCAATGGGTTTGGGGTGTTACTGATTGTTGGTCTTTAGTCAGAGATTGGTATAAAGAAGATTTAGGAATAGAGTTAAGAGATTGGGTAAGACCAAATTCATCTGATGAATTTATAAAAAATCCAATGTTTAATGATTGTTATGAAGATACAGGTTTTAGAGAATTGTTACCAACAGAAGATTTAAGGTATGGAGATTTATTATTAATGTCAATAAGTAGTAGCGGATTAAATCATATTGGTGTTTACTTAGGACAGCAAACAGTTTTGCATCATTTACAAAATAGATTATCAAGTCGTGATCTATTAGATGAATGGCTGTTAAAATGTACAGGTAAAAGGATTCGTTATGCTACGCAAAATTAAGCTATACGGAGAACTCGCAAAGTTTTTAGGTCAAAAGACTTTTGAGGCTGAAGTTAATAATGCTGCACAAGCAATAAGATTTTTAGTTGTTAACTTTCCTAAGTTAGAAAAACATATGGCTGATAGACATTACAAAGTTATATTGAATGATTGGGAGTTAGAAGAGAAAGAATTACATTATCCAAGTGGACATAATGATATAAAAATAGTTCCTGTAGTTGGAGGTGCTGGAGGTAATACAGGAAGAATACTTTTAGGTGCTGCATTGATAGGAGCAGCTATGATGTTCCCAGCTATGGGAGCAATAGGAACTTTCGGTGGGACTCCTATTAAAGTGGCTTCAATAGTAGGAGTTGTAGGTGCAAGTTTAGTTTTAGGTGGGATAGCAGGGATGCTTACACCTGTTGAGACTATTCCAGAATCAAATCAAGATCCTAGAAATTCATTTAATTTTAGTGGCATCCAAAACACCTCAAGAGCAGGGGTTTGCGTTCCTGTGATATATGGTCGTACCATGACTGGATCTGTGGTGATTTCTGCAAACATCACAAACGAACAGGTGGAAGTATGAGTAAGATTATTGGCTCTGGCGGTGGAGGAGGAAAAGGCGGTGGAGGAGGCGGTGGTACTCCTACCGAAGCAAAAGATAATTTAGATTCTAAAAGTTTTGCAAGAGTTTTAGATCTTATAGGAGAAGGCGAAATACAAGGACTTGAAGATGGTGCAAAGTCTATATTTTTAAATAACACACCATTACAAGCTGCTGATGGTACTTTTAATTTTAAAGATGTAACTTTTGAAGCGAGAACAGGTACTTCAAATCAAACAACCATTCCTATAACAAGAGATGTTGCGACAACAAAATCAACAGGTTTTTCTACAGTTCCACAGGCAACACCTAAAGTAATACAAATAACTGATTCAAATGTTGATGCAGTATCAGTTCAAATAACAGTTCCACAATTACAAAGGTTAAGTGATAAAGGGGATATTTTTGGAACAGAAGTTCAACTTCAAATAGCTGTTCAATATAGCGGTGGGTCATATTCAACTGTTGTCTCAGGCAATGCAGGGACTATTACAGGAAGAACACCTGATGCTTATTTGCGTGATTATTTAATAAATTTAAGTGGTGCTTTTCCAGTAAATATTAAAGTTACAAGAGTAACAGCCGATAGTGCATCTTCAAAATTAATAAATGAATTTCAATTTAATAATTATGTAGAAATAAAATACGATCAGAGAACATATGCTAATTCAGCACTTGTAGGACTAAAAGTAGATGCAGAACAATTTAGTTCTATTCCTACTAGAAAGTATTTAGTAAAAGGCATAAAAGTAAAAGTTCCACATAATGTCACTTCTGTAAATGCAGATGGAAGCTTAAACTACTCAGGAACATTTAATGGAACGCTTGGTGCTGCTCAATACACTAACGACCCTGCTTGGTGTTTATACGATCTTTTAACTTCTGATAGATATGGACTAGGTTCACATCTACAAGAATCAAGTTTAGATAAATTTAGTTTTTATCAGGCTTCTGTTTATTGTGCTGAACAAGTAGATGATGGGACAGGTGCAGGTACAACAGAACCTAGATTTAGTTGTAATGTTGCTATACATAATCAACAAGAAGCTTATAACGTAATAAATCAAATGTGTAGTGTATTTAGGTCAATGCCATTTTGGAGTGCAGGGGCATTAACAATTTCTCAAGACTCACCAAAAGATTCAAGTTATTTATTTACACTTGCAAATGTATTAGAGCCTGGATTTAGCTATTCAAATACAAGTCAAAAGGCAAGACCTACAGTTGTTATTGCTAAATATTTAGATTTAGAACTTAGAGATGTAAATTATGTTGAGCAGATTGATACCGCAAACC